TGTATGTGTTAGCTATCCTTATATGCTGTAAGTGTATACTAGCATGCTACTATAGTCAAGCATAGGAAGTGTGTATAACTGTGCGGCATCATTTATGCCAGCTTGTCAAGTATTCTCCAGGGGTGCACTAGCTATCCCGCCGTGCCAGCGTGCCACTTTCACTGTAAATAATCCTGCCGGCCACTTGCACCATAATCCCGCGCCAATCCTATGTATTGACAATCCCCCCTGCTAGTACAATGATATACACATGACATGGCGAGAGGAGAACAACGACAATGACGTTACAATCAGCCCGGCAATGTTAGCTCGGCAAGCTCGCAATATTATGCTAGAACAGTTGCGGCCAGAGTTGGTACCGATAACGCGCAAACTCATAGATAAAGCCAAAAAGGGTGATGTGCTAGCGGCCCGCGAGTTATTCGACCGCACACTCGGAAAAGCACAGCAATTTATAGACGTAACAAGCGATGGCAAACAACTGCCGCGGCCGATTCTCTCAATGATTCTAGAGCCCAACACACAAACACTACCAACAACACAAACAACGGTTATATCCCCGCAGGAGGCCATTTTCCCCCCATCCGTGCCACTCCCCACAAACGAGAGTCACAAGCCGCAATCCTAGAATCACAAGGCCATATATGGCTATTTTTTCTTGCATGATAGTGTCGGACAATGTATCTTGTGCGACGTATAGAGGGGTGGATAGGGGTATTCCTGTAGGATTTTAAAGTAGTTGGGGTCCCCTAGACCCACGGATGTAGAGTAAAACTACGGTCTCTTGGCTATCTATATAGGTTTATCTTGTTGTTCTTATTGGTATATAGATGAATCTTGCCGGACTTTCACCAGGATATTCGCTGTGAAAGTTTCTACACCCCCCAAAATGGTACTTTACGAAGTTAAGCCATATTTTCGCATCTTTTTTCAGAACAAGTTTCTACATGGGGGGTAGACATACTTTTCGTGGCTTAAAACCGTCATTTCAGTTTGACAAACACAAGAAACTGTCTTTGATTGTGTTACCATGTAAACATCCCCATACTATAGATATATACTGAATGGCACATGAGTTCATTCGTTGGGACTACTGCTACGAAGAAGATTGCTGCGATGACAGCTCGTATCAGGGCAGTGCAGGGAGGTACGTCAGCGAGTAAGACTATCTCGGTGTTGATGTATCTCATTCATAGGGCGCAGTCTGATGAGACGCCGACTATCTCCTCTGTGGTCTCGGAGTCCTACCCTCATCTCAAGAGGGGTGCGATGCGTGATTTCCTCAATATCATGGATGACACCGGCTACTTCAAGCCGGATAATTGGAATAAGACGGACTCTACCTATACGTTCGAGACTGGCTCGAAGATTGAGTTCTTCTCGGTAGACCAGGCAGGGAAGGTTCGCGGACCGAGACGCGATAGATTGTTCGTGAATGAGGCGAACAATATCTCACTGGAGACGTTCGAGCAGCTCGAGGTAAGAACGAAGGAGTTCATCTTCCTTGACTGGAACCCTACCAGCGAGTTCTGGTTCTACACGGAGGTCAAGGATTCTCGGCCGGATGTCGAGCATATCGTGTTGACCTATAAGGATAATGAGGCTCTGGACCAGAATATCGTCAAATCTATTGAGGCGAGACAGAATCGCCCTGGCTGGTGGTTGGTGTATGGCCTCGGTCAGCTCGGAGAGGTGGAAGGTAAGATTTACCGCGATTGGGGATTCGTCGATGAGGTGCCTCACTTCGCAAGATTGGAGCGGTACGGGCTGGACTTCGGCTACACGAACGACCCGACGGCCATCGTCGCGGTCTATTACCACGATGGAGGGTACATCCTCGATGAGATTGTCTATAAATCGGGTATGTTGAACAGCCAGATTGGCGATATGTTGCTTGCGCAGGAGAAGCAAGCCATCGTGGTGGCTGATTCTGCGGAGCCGAAGTCGATAGCCGAGCTGAAAAAGCGTGGAATCATGGTGGTTCCTGCGGATAAAGGCAGAGATTCGGTGCGAAACGGCATCGGGGTGGTGCAGGACCAGCGTATTTCAGTGACCAGGAACTCGGCGAACCTCATCAGAGAGTACCGAAACTACCTTTTCGATGTAGATAAGGATGGAAAAATCATGCCGTGGCCGGAAGGAGGTAATGATGATTGCATGGATGCTCTCAGATACGCGATTACTAACATTATTCGACTGCCAAAGGCTCAGAAAGTCGCACAATCCAGGCCTCTGGAAGGGTATTATAGAGAACTCGGTATATGATGAAGCTAGAATTGCTTATTAGGAACTCAGAGAACCTCGGGAATCTCTCGAGTGATGACCTTCTGAAGATTCGGGAGGTGGTAGAGGCTCTGGTCAGCTCCGGCGGCCTCACCGGCGTGAAGGGCGGGCAGACTATCATCCACTTCGATGGTGATGGCCACTTTCAAGGCATCCAACTGTCGTACTTTCCGTGGAGACGGAAGAAGGGTGGTATACAATAGATAGAGGAGGACACCATGAGACCATTTCAGAACATCTGGGGAGAGACGACTATCGGTGAGGGTACCAGGATTGGTGCCTTCGTGGACATCGGTGAGGCTACCATCGGGAAGAACTGCTCGATTCAGTCGATGGTGACGATTCCTCCGGGGACCATCATAGAGGATGATGTGTTCATCGGACCGGGCGTGCATATCGCCAATGACAAGAATCCGAAGGCGCATGGCGTGTGGGTACTGCTGCCGACGATTATTCGTCGCGGAGCATCTATCGGCATGGGAGCACTGATTGGTCCCGGTCTTACGATTGGCGAAGGAGCAATCATCGGGATGGGAGCCGTCGTCACCCGGAATGTCCCCGCAGGAGAAACGTGGGCAGGCAATCCTGCTCGTCCACAACCTTGACAGCTCAAAAGTACCTCGTACACTTTGGACATAAGTCCTAACCCTGACATAGGGCGGTTTTCACAAAGAACCTCCCTATGCCAGACAACATCATCGAAAGGTTGAAAGCAGAGAAGCTCGCCGCAAACGAGATGCAGAAGCGTCGCCACGAAGATTGGAATGACAACTACGAGCTGTACCGAAACAAGGTCAAGGTGAACCGCCTCACCCAGCGTCAGGCAGTGAACATTCCTTTAATGAAAGAGACGGTGAAGACCCTCATATCGGATATTGACGAAGCACCGAATGTTGACTGGAAAGAGCTTGGCGGTAATCAGGATAAGGAGATTGTGTTCCAGGAGATGTGGAACCAGGCAGGGAAAGACAATAAGATAGAACTCGTAGACATTCTCGATAAGAAGAATGTCCTTCTGTATGGTCTCTCCACGAAGAAGCTGAACATCTCAGACAAGGGAGTAGACATAGATGTGCTCGATGTCTATGACACGGTGTTCGACCCATTCATGCAGGCTGGTGACATCGAGACTGCGCGGTTCGTCATCCATCAGAACATCTTCCGCTCAGTGCGGGAGATTCTTGCAGACGAACGCTACACCAAGGAAGGTAAGGAGGCCCTCATGATATGGTCGGAGACTCCTGCTGGCATCGTGCAGACTGGCGAGGATAAGAAGCGGTGGGAGGAGAAGCTCGAGCGACTCAAGGCGATGGGCGTCAAGTCATCGGAGTTCAAGTATTTCGCAGGAGGCGACCGCATCGTGAATCTCACCGAGCACTTCACGACAGTTTGGGATGAGGAGAAGATGCAGTGGCAGCGTCGCGTCTGCGTCTACTCGAACGACACCATTCTCCTGATGGATGAACCGCTCATGGACATTCTCGGCGTGGACTTCTGGCCGTTCGTCGTCTGGTCAGAGGACCCGGAGACCAATGACATCTATGCGGATTCCGTCGCTGACCTCGTGCGCACACCGAACAAGGTACTGAATGTCTGGTTCTCCCAGATGATAGAGAACCGCACGCTGAAGAACTTCCAGATGCACTGGTTCATGCCGACGCAGGGCTACACGCCCCAGACCTACACTCCCGGTCCGGGCGTCATGCTTCCTGCTCCTCCTGGCGAAGACATCAACAAGGTCATCAAGCCAGTGGAGGTGAACGGCCTCGAAGATACGATGGCTGCCATCCAGGCACTGACGAATATCGTCGAGCGCGGCACGGGCGCCACTTCTCTCAAGAAAGGCCAATCTACTCCAGGCACGCAGACCCTCGGAGAGGTGGAAATACTCATCGGCTCCGCTCAGGAGCGTGCAGTCGGTATGGCGAAGTTCTACCGCATCGCATGGTACGAGCTGGCTACCAAATGGTGCGCCCTCATGCACGCGAACGCCCCGAAGGTGCTTTCTCTCTATAAGGTATCCCGCTCAGGGAAGGTCTACCCGAAGAAGCTCTATGCCTCGGACTGGAAGTCGGCAGACGGATACGAGCCGGTGATTGCTTCTTCTTCGGAGCGTGAGCAGGACAGCATCAAGACGATGCAGAAGTTCATGTTCCTCATGCAGCGATTCCCGACGAATCAGGCACTCGCCAAGATTGCCCAGAAGCGTATGCTCGAATCTGTTGACCTCTCCCCAGAGGAGATGAAGCAGATTGAAGCATCGGAGCAGCAGGCGTTAGAGGCAGCCGCAGTGGCACCGCAGCCGCAGGCAACCCAGATTCCTTCTCCTCCAGGTCAGGAAATCCGGCCAGCGCAGGCAGTCCCTCCGGCTGACGCGCAGATTATGGATGATATAGCAGGTTCCCTAGCAGCTCTCGGCGTATGACACACGATGAAACCCTGGTGAAAGTGAGGGATACGCTTCGGAAGCTCGCTGAGGCTAAGGATGAAGAAGATTCTAACCAAGAGGCTGACGAGGAGGCGATGAAACTGGCAGTGATGGTAGACCTCGCTGAGCAGGTACTAGACCGCCTCGATACCATCGTAGCGAAGCTGGATTCTTTACAAGGAAATACATTACCAAATAAGTGATAGGATGATTATATGGCAGACGACACTCTGAAGCGGGCAGCAGACATGCTCAGCTCCATGAAGGGAAAGAAAGAGGAGGATTCGCAGAAGCTCGAACAGGAGCGTCGTGACCTCATCACGCAGGTCGGCGATTCCATCGTGCAGGGCATCCTCCCCGCACTCGAACAGGTGGTGGAAGCCTCTCGCATAAACGAAGAGGCGATTGTCGACGCGATTACGAACATCCGGATAGAGAATGTCATCCCCGACATCTCTGTTCCGGAGGTGAATGTACCGCAGGCGAGGGTGAACGTGAATGTTCCCCCGATTCGCGTGCCGGACATCATCATGCCGAAGGAGATGGAGACCCGTGGCTGGCTCTCGGTCATGGGCTACGACAAGTCGATGCTCTCCGACCCGCTCCCGGTGCAGTTGCGCGATGCCAGCGGCAAGCCGATTGACCTCTCCAGTATAGGCGGCACCTCCATCATCTCTGGAGGTGGCGGTGGCGGTAAGCAGGATTATTTCACTATAAAAGGGTTTTCACAGTCTGCGTTCGCTGAACTAATGAACGCCGACGGCGAGGTGCGCGTGGCAGGGACCTTCACGGCAGCAGCCGCAGCCTCTACCTACGTCATCGCGGGTAATGCCGAAGGGATTCCGTACAATTCAGCCAATCCATTCCCTGTGACAATCACTTCTGGTGGTTCCGCGACGAGCGCATCGAATATCGTGGATAGCAGTGGTGTCGCCTACAGCGGCAGTAATCCTGTCCCGGTTGTCATCACCTCCGGCGCGTCAGCCACCAGCGCATCCAACATCGTAGACAGCTCTGGAGTCGCGTATAGTGGTAGCAACCCCGTGCCGGTGACGGGCACCATCGTCGTATCGAGCGTCACTGCAACCACAGCGCAAGCCATCGTCGATAGCACAGGAGTCCAATACTCTGGTTCGAACCCTGTACCAGTCAGCGGCGCAGTTACTAACACTGGCACGTTCGCTGTGCAAGCGACTGTTGCAGCAGGGGCAACCAATATCGCAAAGGAAGAAGATGCGGCTTCCGCAGACGCGGATGTCGGTGTACCTTCTATGGCTGTTCGCAAGGCCACACCTGCTAACACGTCGGGTGCTGACGGTGACTACGAGATGCTGCAAATGTCAGCGGGTCGCCTATGGACATCTGCGACTGTTGACGCTGCTCTTCCTGCTGGCACAAACGCCATCGGCAAATTGGCAGCTAACAGCGGCGTCACCATCGGCGCGGTAGAAGTTGCCTCCGCGCAAACTCTTGCGACCGTCACGACTGTGACCACCCTTACGGGCGGCGGCGTAGCTCACGACGGCGCAGATAGCGGAAACCCGGTAAAGGTTGGAGCACGCGCAGCGTTGACGCTGTCGGACGATACGATGGTGGCGAACGCTGACCGTACCGACCTCGTATCCGACGCTGACGCCGCGCTCATCACGCGCGCGCAGTTCCCGCTTGGCGACCTCATTTCGGAGCGTGTGTCGAACACTGATGGCGCATCGACCGCATTCACGAACTTCGGCGCGGTCGCAAGCACCCGCAGCGTCATCACAGCCATTCACGTCTTCCGCACCGATGCGGGCACGACGCCGATATACGTCGATTTCCGCGACGGTACTGCTGGCTCCGTGCTCTATAGCATGGTCATCCCGCCAAACGGTGGTGCCATTCTGCCTGCTGGCGCAACTCCGTACTTCCGCACATCGGCGTACACGGCGCTTGCGTACGACGTGAGCGCAGCGACGACGACCGTCTATATCAGCGTGTCTGGCTTTAAGAGTAAAGTATAGCGTATGTGGACTGCAACAATAACGAATGTGTCGAAAGATAATGGGATGGTGAATATCGTCGTGACGTTCACCGATGGCAAGGAGACAGTGACGGAGACGTTCCAGTCGCGTTCCGCAAACGACGCGTGGCTGCGCTCTGTGGTTCGTTCGCGTATCGACAGTCTTACAGCGTCGTATGCCTATGCCGCGTCCCTTGTGAATGGCTCTTCTGTTGACACGACAGTAGCCCCGAAGACCCAGGCCGAGATTGACCTCGACGACTTCATGACGAAGTATTCCCACTGGCAGCAAATCAAGAAGGCCGTCGACATCGGCATCATTACGGGGGCAGAGACTTCAGTAGTCAACGCGAAGAACGCAGTCACCGCAGCCTTCAAGCCAGCTTACCTACAATTCCTCTAGTCTATGGCCTGGACCGCAGAGGATACGTTCGAGAGTTACAGCGACGGGGCTTCCCTCAATGGAGGCTCTGGCGGTTCTGGGTGGAATGGAAATTGGAGCGTTTTTGCGCCACATAACGCCACGGTAACGACCGCGTCGGCGTTTCAGGGTTCAAAGTCTGTTCGCACCACAAGTGGCTCTACAAAAAGAGCCATATCTGCAATATCATCAGGAATGGTAACGCTGTACTTTTCGCTCATGAGCGAAACAACCCATTCAGGTCATACGCAGTTTTGGATTGTAGACTCTTCTTTGGGGAAAGGAGCGGCAGTAAGCACAGCAGGTAGCAACATACAGTATGTACAATCGGGAGGTATATGGACGACGTTTGTATCTGGCTACACGACGGGTCAGTGGTACACATTCAAAATGGTTATCAACCGCGACGCATGGACGTATGACCTCTACTATTCCACAGTCGCACATGGCGGCAGCGAGTCGTGGACGACGGCCGCTACAGGTACTGCGATGTACGGTACGGCGGCTGACCTTGTGACCGTGGATTTTACTTCTGACAACCTTGGTTCTGGCAAATACCGATACATGGACAACATCAGCCCAACATCTCCGTACGTGACTGCTGCGACTTCAGTACCTTCCCTTACCCTTCTCAACTGCGGCGCATGACGAACATGGAAAACATCCTCTCACGACTCTTCGCAAAGAAAGGTATCAAGGACACGACCGAGCTGTCCCCTGAAGAGCTGCACGACTTCCAGAATTGGCAGCGTGTCCTCTCCGAGGAGGCAATCACCGTGCAGACCATCGCAGACTTCTGCAAGGGGGAGCTTCTCCGCATAGAGTCGCAGTTCAAGGAACTCGAGGATTCACCGGAAAAGAAAGCCCGCCTCGCTCTTCTTCATAGTGTGTACGCCTCTATCAGGGATGTCATCGAGAAGCCGAAGCATGAGCGAGAAGCTCTCGTGAAGTATCTCGAGAACCTCATATCAACAGCTTGACATCTGATTGACTCCTCGTACCATTCAAGCATATCCCTAACCTAACTAAGGCGGGCCTGCAAAGGCTCGCTTTTTGCATATCTATGGCAAAGATTCTCAAAAGTATCAAGAACGGCATCGAGGAAGTCTCGTGGAATGTAACGCAACCTATCCGTGGTTTGGTGAAAGACGTAGAGCGCGGGCATTTACTCTGGAAGCAGGGATACGGGGATTACTACGACTCTGCCATGAGTGTCGCCAAGAAAGGGAAGGGCGGGGTCAAGTACCCTCGAAGGGTCCCGCGAGGCAAGTAAGCACGGGTGGCGACCCATATACGCATTACTAGAGTTAGGTCAACTCACAACATGACCCAAGATACAGAGGTCCCGGAGACTCAAATAACTCCGGAGGTCCCAGCACCAAACGCTGATGGGCAGCTTACTCCAGAAGAGATTGCTGACCTGAAACACCGTGCGGACGTTAGTTCTCAGAACTTCGAGCGGGCTAAGAAGGCCGAACTCGAACTCAAAGAACTCAAAGAACGCAACGGAACTTTAGAAACACCAGTTCTACGACAAGAAGATGACGAGGAGGTTACGGCACTTCGCAAAAAGGTCAACGACCTCGAAGGATACGTCGTCAAGCAGCAGGTGACGGAAACCTACCCGCAACTCAAGGAGGTATGGAGCGATTTCTCATCGTTCTGCACCCAACCAGAGAACGCAGGTATGAGTGTCCTGACCGCTGCCAAGGCGTTCCTTGTCGAGAAGGATATGCTTGCTCCGAAGAGGGTTGGCCTTGAAAAGCCAGCCGGAGGCGGCAAGAGGACTCCTCCCCAGGCAGGGATGACCGCCGAAGACGCGAAGAAACTTCGAGAGACTGACTACCGCAAGTACCGCGATGCACTCTCCAAAGGACTCATCAAGTTCTCGTAGGCTAGTTTAATCGTTACAAATGTATGCAACTTAGTAATTTTGGCGAGCAGTTCGCCGCGAAAGTCCTCGCAAAGGCTTACGCAAGTTCTGTCGTCGATGCAGTCTCGAACCGAGACTACGAGGGTGAAATCCGGAAGCCTGGCGACCGCGTGAACATCCTCTCGTTCCTGAACTCTATCCTCCTCTGCGATTACGTCGTGGGGACCGATATGTCTTCGGAGACGATTGTCGATGCTGAAGACCAGCTGATTGTCGAGAAGCGCAAGTATTACAACTTCTCTCTCGACCGTCTGGAAGACCTCTTCACCTATGGCCAGGACATCCCTGATGCTCTCATCATGGATGCCTCCAAGGTGCTTGAGCGTGAAGTTGACACCTACGTCCTCGCCAAGTGGGGTACGGACGCCAAGGCAGGCAACTGGGTCGGTATCGACCTCGTGGTTGCCGGTAGCGGCCAGACGATGGCCTCTATCGTGACGACTGCGACCGGTGGTACTGTCACCCTCAACGCTTCGTCGAACACCTACGAAGGTCAGGTTGGCTCCATCGAGAATCCTCGTGATGGCGGCACCTACTTCATCGGCTTCGAGCAGACGGACCTCTACAAGGGCTTCCGCCTCCGCTCGACCGCAGCGTTCGTGTCTCCGTGGTACCGCATCTCGTCTGTCACCAGCTCGACCGTCGCAGCCCTCACTGAATGGGATGAGGCAGTCTCCGGCTCTGACTTCGAGGAAGGCCACACCCTTCGCGGCCTCTTCGGTGGCGATGGCGTGAGCTTCCCGAAGTACGGCGATGGCAACGCAAGCCTCCTCACCATGTCGAGCCTCGGCTGGGAGTTCCAGGCAGCTATCCCGACGGCAGTCACCGCAGCGACGATTTATGACCAGACTACCCTCCTTGCAGAGGCTCTGGACATGAATGAAGTGCCGAACGAAGAGCGCAAGCTCGTTGTTCCTCCGGCGGGCATCACCATGCTCCGCCAGGCATCAGAGCTTCAGCCGACGGGCATCGCGGAGATTTACTCCGGTGTGGTGCTCAACGGCCGCGTCATGCGCTTCGGTGGCTTCGATGTCCACCAGGCACAGGGCGCTCGTGTCTCGACCCGTGCGGGTCACTCGGCCTCCAGCACGACTGGTCCGTCGGCAGACCTCGTTCTGTCGCAGACTACCGGCTGGCAGATTCCTGCGAACCACATGGGCTTCGTCACTTTCGCTGATAAGTGGTCGGAGTCTCGTGTTGTTGACGCAGAGAACCAGTTTGCGAAGAAGTACCAGGGTCTCTTCCTCTACGGAGCGAAGGTCCCGCGTGCTCGCCGCAAGTTCGGTGCTGTGCTCTTCGGTTCGTTCTAACAACTAACCGATAGGCTCGTTCGCTTGGGGAGCTACCTGACGGAAACTCCCCAAGCAACGTCAGGGAATGAGCCTATCCCTGAAATATGATTCGACTGAAACGGTTGTTCTTTAAGTTGATTGGTAGGACTCCAGCAGATGAGGAGATGGTGCAGTATTGGAAAACAAGTGCAGGGGTGGAAGCGAAAGTGACCAAGATGGACGGGGCTACTATCATGTATATGGCTGGTGAGAAGTACCCGTTCCCGGGGTTCCCTCGTGGTTACTTACTCTTCGGACGGCTCTCGAAGCTCAAGCATGAGATAAAGAATCAGATATTCAATGACTCATGGGCGAAGCTAGAGAACGGAGATACGGACGTCCCTCGCCACGTGAAGGACGTATTACCGAACATCTACGAGCTGTACACTGAGTTCAAGTACGAAGAAGTCCCTCCGGAGGTAATGGTCCCTTCGGTTAGGGAGATTCATCGGGCTTGGACGGTTGCTTCACCATCTACTCTGAAGCTGCGAGACGTGCTGTGCTTCATCTTCCAAGAAGACGACGCCTACAGGTTCCGATTCCAGTGGATAGTTGGCTTCATGCCGACGTTCCTGTTTCGGTTCATCGACCCAGTGCCAGCCTTCCTCAAGGCTCTGGTCTGGCTCGAACATGGCGAGGTGATTGGAGACATGAAGGAGCGCATCCACCTGCTGCGGAGGGTCTGCGAGGCAATCCTTGTCGACCCGAAGATTCGCAAGGAGTTCACCGCTCTCTTCAGGGAAATCAACTGGAAGAAGGTTCGCATGGGCAAGGCAGAGAAGTATTTCTTTCGCGGTAAATACTTCAAGGTGGACTTGGATAGATACGAATACTAACTATGGCTGTACTAACGATAGATTGGAAGAACTTCCTTGCTGGTGAAAGCAAGGGCGACTACATCCCTGATAAGGGCTTCTCTCCTGCGTCGTATGGCCTGAACCTTCTGAAGGTTCGTGGGAACTTGAACTTCAGAGAGCTTGACACAGACCGTGGCAGCACCATCCTCACCGGGAATATCGTCGCGTCAGCTGTAGACAAAGAACTTTTTGGGAATGATGCGTACTATATCGACGATGAGAGTGCCGTCTACACGCTGAACGGCGCGACGTTCACTCAGCGGCAGCCAGCTGCGACGAACTATACATACCAGTACGGTTCAACAGACATGCTTCCCTTCTTTGGATATACATATGTCACGTCAAAGACAACCGTAGGCAGGTTTGACAACAACGCGGCGACCTTCACCGAGGATTGGTGGGCTGGGTTGGATACTACATACAGGCACCCGCTAGAGCGAGTTGAGAGCGAGATGTTCATAGGCGACAAGAACGTAATCTACTACTGGAATGGAACCAATAGCGGTACAGCGTTCACCCTCCCCACCGATACCAACGTCACCTCCTTGCGAAAGGCAGCGGATGGTCGCACCCTCCTGGCGTTCTGTGGGAAGAGAGCCGATTATGGCCACGCCGGGAACGCAGGTGGCCGTGTCTATTACTGCGACCCAGTGATTCGTGATTGGACCAGGGAGGTGGAAATCCCGTCGCAGGTGGAGGGCACAATAAACCACCGTGGTACCATCTTCTGCACCTGGGGCAACCAGTTCGGCTACTTCGATGGTAGCGGCCTCATTCCGCTCAGGAAGTTCAACACTTCCACCTATACATACAGCCAGAGCATGACTTCAATGGAGGACATCCTCGTCTTCAGGGATGGTCTCGACGGTATAGCCTACGGCGACCTTGGTGCCGGGCCAGCCTTCTGGGGTCTGTATAGGAACAACAAAAACACTTCGCATATTCAGAATGTTCACTACAAAGGGGACAACAAGATGCTCTTTGCATACGATAATGTTGATGATGGGTACTTGGTGGAGGTTGACTACGACAACGGTGGGCAGTACGGCAAGTTCTACAGCAACAAATACTACTTCGACAGCGAGGTGCACATCTCCCGCATCGAAATCATACACGAGGCGGCGAACGGCGCGGGGTTCACCACTTTCCTCTTATTCGTCAGGGACACCGAAGGTACTGAGAGCACCATCGAGACCCGCTCGTACTTCCAGGAAACAACCACAAAGTCGCGGATAAACTGCGACATCAGGACAGACATCTTCCAGCTGGCGTATTTCATCAACCAGGACACACTCGACATCAAGCAGATACGCATATTCT